ATGCTAAAATATCTGAATTTGGACCAAGACAAGGTCCTAATCAACCTGACTCTAAACCTATAAAAGGTAGTTCTAAATATTATATGTATCAATTTGATACAGAAGATGGTGAAGTTAGAATATTATTAGCTGGAGGTAAAAACGCTGGTGAACAATATGAAGAAGATTTATACAAAGCTGTTAAATCATCAGCTGGTAGTAGTATAGATGAAATTGAAAATAAAACAGTTAAACAATTATTTAATTATTTAAAAATTGACCCAACTGAATTAAAACCAGAAGATGTAATTTCAACAGGTAAACAAGATACTAAACGATCACTTTCTTTAGATAAAGTTGAAAATATAGGTTCTAAAATATCTGATATAACTATAAAATACAAAGGTAAAGAATATTTTATTTCATTAAAAAATATATCTGGATCAGGTTTTTATAATGGAGGAATTGTACCATTTATAGTTTATGATAAAGATAAAAAAGTTATTTTTGATAGAAGTAGATATAATGACAAACCTATGATCAAAAATATATTTGAATTATTTAAAATAGATCCAGATAAAGTAGCTCAAGGTTTAAATGAATATATAAATAAAGAAGGTGACATTCCTAACACATATGAAACAGTAAGTGGTGTAGATATTAAAAAATTATCTAACTTAATAGGTTCAGGTTATGGATATGGTTATTATTATGCTCGAGAAAAATCAAACGGTGATTTATTTATGACATCAATACTAACTGAAAAAGATTTAGAAAAATTTATAGGTACTTTAAGTGATGTACAAGTTAAATATCCTAATAAAGAAGCTAAAGCTTTATATATAAAAGTTAGTACAAATAGTGAAATTTTAGGAGAAATAAACTATATTATAGCAATGAGAAACATAACAGGATCAATTTTACCATTGACCTTAAAAATGACAGCTGGTAAATAACTTATAGACTGATTCATAGCCAGTCGCTCGAAAGAGATTAAATTATGGTAGCTGTGGCACCCTAAAAAGGTGTCACTTTTAGTTTGGCTAATTAAACAAAAATTATTATATTTAAATAGATATGGCAAAGAAAATTGTAATTGTAGGAGCAGGTGTAGCAGGGGTTAATGCTGCAACTAAATTAGTAGATAATGGTTATCCTGGAGAAAACATTACCATTATTGATATGGGAAATGATCCTTACAACAGAAAACCTGAAGAAGTAATGACTGGATTTTTAGGTGCTGGTGGTTGGTCTGATGGTAAATTAACTTATCATACAGCAATTGGGGGTCAATTATCCAAATACGTTGGTGAAGAAAAAGCAATGAAACTAATGGATGAAGTCATCAATAATTTCAAACGTTTTCACCCTAAACCCGAAGAAGTACAATGTTCAAATCCAGAAGAAGAACCAGAATTTATTAAACCATATTTTGGATTACGTTTATTTCCAGTATGGCATGTAGGAACTGATTATCTACATGAAATTGGTAAAAATTGGTATAATTATTTAGTATCTAAAGGTGTACAATTTGTTTGGAATGAAAGAGTATTTAAAGTTGATTTTGAATCTCATTTAGCATACCGTACTGTTAAAGGTAAAGAAGGACAATACGCTATAGAATATGATCAACTTATTTTTGGTGTAGGAAAATCAGGTATTGATTTTGCTCAATCTATTCAAGATGAATATCATTTAGAAACAGAACCAAAATCAGTACAAATTGGTGTTAGATTTGAAGCACCACAACATCACTTTCAAAAATTAATTGACATTAGTTATGATTTTAAATTGTATCGTAAATTTGAAGATAAAGGTGTTTCATTACGTTCATTTTGTACTAATAATAATGCCGCTTATGTTGCTGTAGAAAAAACTTATGGTGATTTATCTTACAATGGCCATGCTAAAAAAGATCCAAAATATAAAAATAACATGACTAATTTTGGTATTTTAATGGAAATTAATGGTATTGATAATCCATTTGAATGGTCAAGAAATGTTGTAAATAAATTACAATTTGGAGGTAGAGGTTTATATTATTCACCTTCTCGTACTCCTTCTAAAACATCTGAGGGTGAAGAAATTAATGCTTTCCAAATTGAATTTTTAGATGGTGTAAAAGAAGTTATGGGTGAATATTGGAATTATATTGAGGATTTTATTGAAGATATGAAAAAAGTATTTCCAACATTAAAAGATGATTGGGGTGTTTATATTCCTGAAGTAAAATATCTTTCACCTGAACCTTTAGTTTATCCAAGTGATTTAGCATTAGTAGAATATCCAGATGTTCATTTTGTTGGTGATGCTTTATCAGCTCGTGGTATTACAGTTTCAGGTGCTCAAGGAATATTGGCTGTATCTAAACTAATAAAAAAAGAAGATGATTGGGATAATCATATCGGAGATATAATTAATTGGAAATAATAATATAACAAACATGATAACAAAAAGATTAAAAACTCCTGATGGAAGAGTAGTTTATTATTGTAATGGAAAATTACATAATTGGGATGGTCCTGCTATAAAACATCCAAAAAGTACTGGCTTAAAAGATGAATATTATATTCATGGTAGGCTATATACTAAAGAAGAATGGACAGAAGTAAAACGTGATTTTAATGGTATACCACCTGCTAAAGATCCTAAATATCAAACTAGATTATAAGTTTGGCTTTTAATATATTTTTAATTATATTAATTAATATGAAAATAGGTTTATGTGGAACAATGTCTGTTGGTAAGACTACATTGATTAATCATTTAATTAAAGATAATCATTTTATTGATTATAATAAAGCAACTGAAAGATCTAAGTATTTAAATAGTTTAGGTATTCCTTTAAATACTGATTCTACATTAGAAGGTCAATTTATATTTTTAGCTGAAAGAGCTACAGAATTATTACAAACTGATATATTAACTGATAGAACAATTTGGGATGTTTGTGCTTTTACTGCTTTAGCTAAATCTATTAATAATAGTGACAAATATAATTTTGAAAAAGCTGCTATGTCTCTTAAAGACAAATATGATTTAGTAGTTTATGTTAAACCTGATGGAGTAGAAATTGAAGATAATGGTATAAGAGAAACAGATGCTACTTATAGAGATGAAATTGATTATCAAATTCGTAACTTATTAAGTTTATATCCACCTAAAAACTTACTAACTATATCAGGGTCAATAGAAAATCGCGTTAAAGCTATTATTGATCATATTTATAAATAAAACTAAATCAAAATGAGCTCACATTTTAATATCCCTGAATTTGACCATAAGTCATTCTCTAAATTCTTAAATGAAAACAAATTAACACCTTCTAGCAAACTTAATTCATTAAATGAAAGTATTGAAGAAGCAATACCATTTGAAAAAGATGCTTTAGATGAAATAACAGCTTCCGACATTCAGAAAAAGTACAATGAAATGTTTGGTAAAAATCCTCAAACAACTTTTGCTGATGTAGCTAAAGCTTTAGGTAAGTCTGAACATGAAATTTTTAAGGCTTTAATGGGTATTAAAAATTTAGAAGAAAAAAGCAAAAAATATTATAGAGATGCTGAAGAAGATGACGCTGCTCATATCGAAGCATTAGAAAAAGATATGGAAGATGATAAAAAATCTTCTGAAGAATTAGAAGAAATGGCTAATTTCTTTACAATTACTAAAGACCAAAAAGATAAAATTGATCCTAACAAATATACTGGAACTAAAAAATTAGTTGCTCAAGCTTTAAAAGGAGATGAAGTTGAAGTTGGTCAACCATTTACTAAAGCAACTATTAAAGCTATTATAGGTAAAGATCCATTAAAAGATTTTAATTCTGTATTAGACTCAGAAGAAATTGGTGGTTTAGGTAAAACATCAGATGTTAGACCACAAGAACCAAAAACACCAGGTGTTAGAGGTCGTAAACCAGGTACATCAACTCCAAAAGAACCATCTATGTCAATGACTAGAGACAAAGTTGTTGGTGTTAAAGATATTGATGGACCACGATCAGCTGATGTTACCGCCGCTGAAAAAGAATTAGGTGGAGCTAAAGGTATTGAAAGAACAATAGCTATTGATAAAGCAGGTAAAGCTATTATTGATAAATTAAAAAATTCTAAAGAACAACTTAAAGATCCTAAATTTAAAGAAGCTAAACGTTTAGCCTTTATTGCTTATTTAACTCGTCCAAAATCTGAAGGTGGTAAAATTGGTTTAAGAAAAGGTGGTGAAACTTATACAAACTTATTAAATGTTTGGGATAATACAGTTGAAGATTTAATATCTTAATGAAGAAATATATAACACAAATAGTTATACTTTTAGGAACTATAGGAATACTATGGTTCCTTTTAGTTCGTACTAATGATGTTTCTTTTGAAGAAGTTAAATATCAAAAAACAATTGATTCTTTGTATAAAGAAATTAATAAAAAAGATACTAAAATAGCTTCATTAGACTCAACTAGGAAAACTTTAGATTCTTTATTAATTTTAGACAAAACTAAATTAACTGAAACAGCTAAAAAAGCAGCTGAATATAAAAAACAATATGAACAAGAACATAATCGCATTAATAATATGTCTGATGATGATATCATCAGTGAGTTCACAACAGCGTTTAAGTGATTCAACAGTAATTGTTCCAATTAAATCATTAAGAAATGCTTTGTTGGTTAAAACTGAAAGGGATAATCTTAAAAATCAATTAGTAGTAACTCGTGATTCAATAAAACATATGGATAATATTATTCTAAGACAAGATAGTATTATTCATGTTTGTGATTCTACTCGTGTTATATTAGATGATAAAATTAAAGATTTAAATGGAGTAATTGAATCTAAAAACGGTATAATTAACGAAAAAAACAATAAAATTGATAAACTAAACAAAACAATTACTAAAATAGTAGGTGCGTTTATAGGCACTACTATTGGTTTTATAGCTATATTATTATGAGTGAACAACATCCACAAGATATTAAAACACTAATTAGACAGGAGTATGTAAAATGTGCTAATGATCCTGTTTATTTTATGAAGAAGTATTATTGGATTCAACATCCAACAAGAGGTAGAACCCAATTTAATTTATATCCATTCCAAGAAAAAGTTTTACATTTATTCCAGAATAATAATTATAATATTGTCAATAAATCAAGACAGTTAGGTATATCCACATTAGTTGGTGCCTATACTTTATGGTTAATGTTGTTTCAAAAAGATAAAAATGTACTTTGTATTGCTACTAAACAAGAAACAGCTAAAAACTTAGTAACTAAAGTTAAATTTGGTTATGAAAATTTACCAAGTTGGCTCAAATTAAAAACAATAGAAAATAATAAATTATCACTTAAACTAGCTAATGGATCTCAAGTAAAAGCAGTATCAGCAGCAAGCGATTCAGGTCGAAGTGAAGCTGTTTCATTGTTGATTATTGACGAAGCTGCATTTATTGATAGTATTGAAGAAATTTTTGCTAGTGCTCAACAAACCTTAGCTACTGGTGGTGGATGTATAGCTATATCTACTCCTTACGGTACAGGTAATTGGTTTCATAAAACATGGACTAAAGCAGAAGCTAAAGAAAATAGCTTTTTACCTATTAGATTACCATGGACTGTCCACCCAGAACGAGATCAACGTTGGAGAGATCAACAAACTGCTGACTTAGGACCTAGATTAGCAGCTCAAGAATGTGATTGTGATTTTAGTACATCAGGTGATACAGCTATTGAACCAGAAATATTAAATTGGTATATAGAAACATATCAAAAAGATCCAATTGAAAGAAGAGGTATTGATGGGAATTATTGGATATGGGAACATCCAGATTTTTCAAGAACATATGTTGTAACAGCTGACGTAGCTAGAGGAGATGGTAAAGACTTTTCAGCATTTCATGTTATTGACGTTGATTCAAATACACAAGTTGCTGAGTATAAAGGTCAACTAGGTACTAGAGATTATGGTAATTTTTTAATTGGTGTGGCCGCTGAATATAATGATGCTTTATTAGTTATAGAAAATGCTACTTATGGTTGGGATGTTATACAAACAGCTATTGATAGAAATTATAGAAATTTATATTACTCTCCTAACTCAGATGCTGCTTTAACTAATGTTGAAATGTATCTTAATCGTTATGAAAATGGAACTGGTATGGTTCCTGGATTTACTAACTCTCTTCGTACAAGACCGCTTGTCATCTCAAAACTTATTAGTTATATTCACGAACGTTCCGTTACAATACAATCAAAAAGAATGTTAGAAGAATTAAGAACGTTTATATGGAAAAATGGTAAAGCACAAGCTATGGATGGTTATAATGATGACTTGGTTATGAGTTTTGGTTTTGCTATGTTTTTACGTGACACTAGTTTAAGATTTAAACAAACTGGTATTGATTTGGCTAGAGCTAGTTTAAATAGTATATCTAGTGGTTATATGCCTGTTGTATCAAGTAATAATCCACATAATGTTCATAATGATCCTTGGACTATGGATGATGGTGCGGGAGGAAAAGAAAATTTAGGTTGGCTTATAGGTTAATAAATATTTATATATAAATGGCAAATACTTCTTTATTCGGAAGACTACAAAGACTTTTTTCATCTGATGTTGTTATTAGAAACGCAGGTGGAAACCAATTATCAGTAATGGATACTGATAGAATTCAGTCATTAGGTGTTCTTCAAACAAACTCACTAGTAGATAGATTTCAGAAAATTTATATTCCCTTCCAGATCGGAAGAG